AATACTCATTGCAATTGCAAATCCATTTGAGGCAAAGCCTGCAGTGCTTACAACCGCATCGTTCCAAACAGTACCATCATAAACCCGAATAATATTACTACTCGTATTAAAGTACTGATCGCCGGCATCTACGGTACCAAGATTAACTGTGGTTTGCCAAGTAGCTGCAGCAGTGTCGTTTGCAAATGCGCCATAATACACATCGCGAAAATTCTTTGTTTCGTTAGCGGCTTGCTCTGCCCAATATTTTGCAGAGTACTCAGACCCATCTACAGCACCAGCAGTATACGTGGCCCAATCTTTAGCTGACCCTGTTGTACCACGGATTTGTGTACCAACAGCATATTCTTTTGCAGAGTACTCAGAACCATCTACCGTGCCAGTAGTTTCTACTGCCCAGTCTTTAGCTGGTCCACTACCTGCAGTATCAGTTACACCAGTACCGCCGATTGCCCAAGCTTTTGAAGAATAGTCTGTGCCATCCACAATACCAGTAGTTTCTACGGCCCAGGCCTGTGCATTCGTTTCACTTGTGGCTGCATTGGTTTCACTAGTGGCTGCGTTAGTTTCGGAAACACCTGCATTAGTTGCACTCGTTGCTGCTGCGCTAGCATCTGTTGCTGCACTAGAAGCACTGGCGGCTGCATTAGTTTCTGAAATACCTGCGTTAGTTTCACTAGTAGCAGCATTAGTTTCAGAAATACCAGCTGCGGTTGCATCAGATGCGGCAGAGGTTGCACTTGAACCTGCACTAGCTGCACTGGCTGCTGCGGAGTTAGCGCTTGACAATGCATTGCTTGCTTGAGTTGTTGCATTCGTTGCCTGTGTTGAGGCAGCTGTTGCACTAGCAGAAGCAGAGGTTGCAGAAGCCGCTGCGTTAGTTGCCTGAGTGGTTGCAGTTGTTGCGCTAGTACTTGCCGACGTTTGGCTTGCAGTTGCAGAAGTAGCACTAGCAGATGCGCTTGTTGCACTTCCAGCTGCTGCAGTAGCACTAGCTGCCGCGGCGGCGGCGTTAGCTCCCACTGAGGCAGCAGATGCCGCAGCATTCGTTGCACTAGTGGCTGCATTAGTTTCTGAGGTAGCTGCATTAGTCGCAGCAGTTTCTGCGCGAGTAACATCAGCAGCTACAATATCTGGAATACCACTAACAAGTGTATCCCCAAATAATCCGCCTGAGGAGGCGCTATTTGTTGCGCCGGTAAAACTACCGGGTCTTGCTGGTTCGGCCATTATATCAACCCTCTCCCATTAAAATTAACTTGGACGTTACCACCAGAAGCAGTACGCTGTGCATCCTCAACATTTAGTTCTTGAATTTCTTGGTAGAATAGCTGTAGATACTTTGAAGCTTGATCGTCTTCTTGAGTATACGTAAAGATTTCTGCAAGCGCTCCGAACAATAACACTCTTTCATTTTGATCTTTTAACCAGTTAGCAACCGGCTTACCGATATACCATGCATTAGTAATTGTGCCGCCCTGAGCTGCAGCTAATGCCTGTGTAATATAGGCAGTAGTTCCTGTATTTGAAGAGAACCAAAGCTGTGCAGCATTCGGTGTACTTGAAACAGTAACATCTAAAAGCCCGGCATTATAGTTTAAAACTGTAATAGAATACGTAGCATCTAAAGCAGGTAGCCTACGATAATAGTAAAGCTCTACTCCTGTCGGAGACCCCGCAACGGAGCCATCTGCAAAAGCAGGGCTTAAATAAATAGTTCCTAACTCACGTGTCCAGTAATTGTTATTTGTATACTTCTCGGCATACGGGTCATTAAAAGTACGAATATCAACTTTTTCATTAAACACCCTGGTTGTTTGACCAGCAGCGTCGACTTCTCTAATCTGAATAAATTCGATTAGGTCAAATGGTAATTGAATTTCTGTCTTACTTGGAACAAGCCCATTGCCAGCAGTAGATGAAGCAATTAATGATGCGCTGTCATACTTTGCCACATTCTCAAGAGGTGGAACTCTTAAGGTTTTGTATGCCTTGTCTGCTGCATAACGCAAAGCATCTTTAATAATATCGTCACTTACAGCTTCTTCGTCCCGGTTACACCAACCACGAACAAGCTCAACGAGCTGACTGTATGTTCTTGCCATACAAACCTCCTAATTAAGTATTGACTAATAGATCACGATACTCAGTCAATAAAATATTCTTCAGCCGTTTCATATTATTAGGATCGTGCATAAACTCTGGGCTATGCAAATCTAAGTTATGATCTTGTAGAATTTTAATTGCTACGATATCTGGTATAGTAGCCATCTTGCGATAACCATCTTTACGAATACCGAAGTAATCCTGTTTCTCTCGATCATGCTTAGCTTGATTCCTATAAGCTGTAATATCTTGAACTGCCTGCCAGTCTCCACTTTGAAGATCAAAGCCGGCTTGAATACCTTTCTCTTTTCCAACAGTTGCACTGTGAAATTTAAAGTCTGTTTCTTTTGACATGTCCTCTCCCTACTTAATTAGGCTGGCTCTGTATAAGCAACAAACCGGCCGGACTTTCCAATATAACCTAGTTGTGCACCAGTAGGTGCTGCTGCAGGCGCTGTGCCCACTGCTACTGTGGCTGAACCAACAGTAAGGTGTGTAAGTTTATAACCATTAGTACCGGCTGAAGTAGTGCGCCATACACAGGTTTCTGCGGGGTAAACGTTCCCGTTGTCTAGTTTAATAACTAACATTGTTACCTCCAAGGGTGTAATTTAATTTTTAATTTTCTTAAGCGGATTATTTGTTGCTGGGCCGCAGCCTGTAACTGGTCCACCTTTGTTGTAGTAACCTGCAACATTACCACCCATTGCTTTATACGCAGGGTTTTTGTCGCTCTTCATACATTTACCTGCTGCCATACATGCGGATGGGGATGGGCAATCTGAACAAATTTTCATTCCTATCTCCTACAAAAAAGAAAGGGGAAGCCATAAAGACCTCCCCTAACAATAACCTAGGCTAGGCCGTAGATTGCGCCACAACCCAATGGGTTACGGACTTCCAGAGTGGTTTCTTCGACCATCATACCGACGGTTGAATCACCTTTCTGCCCTACGTCAACTTCTGCCATTGGACGAAGTGTCGCAATGTTAAACCACATTGGATCATAGATCAATGCAGAGAAGTCAGCTACGTTAGTAGTCGCTGCAAGGTTTGCAGGAGTAGCGTTTGAGTTGATGAACTGGACTTGATTAGCAAGGCCCATGATGTAGTTAGGAACTACCATGAGATCGCCAAAGTCAGACATGTACACATCAACAGACTGACGCAGCTTACCTGATTCGTCAATGTTACGCTGTACGCCAGTTGCGCCAACCATGAGGTCAGAGAAATCACGGCGCAGCTTTGGTGACAACATAACTTTAGTTGCCTTACCACCCTGCTCATAGATCTTCTGCATAACAGCGTCGATGTCTGTCAGTGCAAGTGAACCATTAGTTGGAGCAGCAGTTGTTGTCAATGAAGAACGAACTACCTGAGTACCATCAGCAGTTGTGGCAGGTGCTGCCCACTGACCAGCGTATACTACAGTATCAGCTGAGTTGATGAATGACTGGTAGCCACCAGCTGAGCGTGCAGTGTTACCCTGAACACCGACAGCTGATGAGACGTTGAATGAATGAACCATGTCATGCTCAACATCACGACGCAGCTCTGTGCCGCGCTTCTTCAACTGGTATGCGTATTCGTCAGCAATTCCAGCTTGGTCTACTGCACGGCGTGTGCCTGATACAGCAATAGTCTTACCGTTGATCTGAGTGTAGTTACCCAGACGTGTGCGGTATGGACCAGTGCGTGCGAAGCGATCGCCAACAGCAGGAGTACCTGTACCACCAGCTACAGTTGGTTCGATGTAATCGGTACCTTCTGCAATGCGTGATGAACCAGGTGTATCCAGCTGGTCTGTCTGCCATTCGTGATAAATAGCAGTTGCTTTAGTTTTGCCAATAGATGACATGAAAGGGGTTTCATCACGAGTAATCATTGTGATGAAGTTTGCGAGATCCTCACGCTGTGAGACATCTTTGCCAGTTCCGCGAGCTGGGCCCTGTGGACCACCTGTGCCGCGAACACCAAGAGTGCTAGACATTTTTTATACCCTCCAAGGTATTAAAGATTTAAAGAGCGTTCCGCAAGTCCACGAAGGAAACCCATTTGCTCGTCTTGTGAAGCCTCTCCACTTAAGACTTTTGCTCTTCGAGCTGCCGCTGCATCTTCTTTTTGTTTTGATACAGGTTTAGCTTTACGGAGCGGGGCTCTCTTTGTTGGTGCTGACTTTCTTTTAGCAGTGCCTTTTGCAACACCCTGCTTTAGTCTACGATAATCATCAACAAACTTAACAATAATAGGATCTGCGATTGAGTCTAATACTTCCGGAGAAATACCTTCATCAATAGCAAACTGTCGGATTGCTCCAGCAGTTTCCTCATTAAAATCGGGAATCAATGTAGGAATAGCTTCATTAAAGTATTCTAATTGTTGAGCCCACTCTTGTTCTGCCATTTTAGATTCTTGCTTAGTAATTGTTTTTACCAATTGCTCGCGTTGATTCCGTGCAGCCCAATAATTTTTCTGTGCTTGTTCGCGTTTGTCTTTGAGCTCGTTGACTTCGTAAGTATCACCGTTCTTTCGTGCTTCTTCAATTTGCACTTCGATTTCATGATACTCTTTAGAAAGTGCCTGCTCACTAGAGTATAGTACAGCAGCAGAAGCCTTAGACATAGTTGAAAGTTCTTCAACCCGTCCTTGGTATTCTTCTTCCAGCGCTTTTCTTGCGTCACCAAGTTCACGACCCTTTTTAGAAAGATGTTGTTCTGTAGAGTAACCTTTAATCAGGTCACCAAAAGAAACTTCAACAAAGTCGCCGTCTACTTTGACAACAACCTTAGCTTCTAAGTCTAAGTCTTCAGCAGCATATACATCGGATTCATCGGTAGCGGCTTCATCAGCGGCATCTTCTTCTTCCGTATCTACTTCTTCTTCTTCGACCTCTTCATCAACTTCTTCGCTAACGGCTTCTTCAGATGCATCTGGGTCTTCATCATCTGATTCGTCCGGGTCCAACTCAGGTACCTGCTCTTCGGGTAGAGATCCTACGAAATCAGAGTTTCGTACAATGTCAGCCAGCAAGGCGTCTTCAGTTTGACCGTTATCAACCGGTGCTACGGAGTCATCCATTCGGGTAGAGTCCATTTGTGCTTCGGTATTCTGTTCCATTAGTTAACCTCCTTCTTTGGAGTATCCTTTTGGGAATTCATTTGCTTGATATATTTATCTCGTAATGCATGCATGTTAACAAGGGTATCAGCATTCAATCGCGCTTTTCCTGCACTGCGCATTGAGTCATATTCAAGTGTGTTAATCATATCTGTGTAATTCTGTACCAGTTGTGTATAATCAATTGGTCTCATTGTTATCCTCCATCATATGGGGAATGTTCTTCCCATACATCTCGAAGTTTATCATTCTTTCTTTAACACTACCTAGTGCTAAAGCGGAAGAGTAGAGGAACTCTCGAGATTTAGTTTCATGCGGCTCCGTCTTGAGCCATTCAATAAAGAAGTCAACTAAGACTTCCCCGTATACTTCATCAAAGAACTCATCCCGTTCTTTGGCAGCGAAGTGCCCTTTTACGTGAGCACGACGCGCCAATTCTTCGGGATGGATCTTATGATTACCGTATGATTTATTATTACCCAGCTTCGTCTCAGCTGCCTTACGGTATTTATCCATTAGATCCTCATCTAGTTATTGTTAGTCACTTGTAATAACTGCCGAGCCATCTTTAAGATTTCACCATAGTCTGGATGCGGAGGTAACTCTGCACCTTCTTTAACGGATTTAATCTGTAGGTCAGCCCACTCTTGGAAGTGCTTATCAATAGACACAGCCAATTGTTTTGCGTTATCATCAAATGTATTCTTTGTTTGGGCACCAGTATACATAACATTAGCTTCAGCCAATGCAACATCAGCTTCCACTTTTCTTTGCTTAGCCTGGCGCTCAGCTTCTGCAGCTTGAGATTGTCCTTGGATCGCTTGCTGCGCTTTCTGTTTAAACTCATCAGTGGTGTAGTCCTCAAGATAGTCATTACTATCAATACCCATTGCTTCAATAAGTTTTGTAGCAAGATGAGCAGGTGCTTCAGGTCTGATAATAATACCTGCACCTTGTTGATTAAGTGACGGAAGAATTTCTCCGGCAATCTTAGAAAGCTTACCAATGGTATTTGAGTTTGAGTTCTCACCAATATCAAGTTGTACTTCTACATCCATGCGTGATGGAAGTGCATCAAGATTAACAGAACCATAAATACCATCAAGGTTATATTGCTGTAGTCCCTTCATATTTGCGCGCATTGTTGAGTAGATACCAATAAGCATACGCTTAAAGCCAGTCTCAGCAAATCTACGGGCAATATGTTGGATTCTTTTCTGTGCAGCTGATTGTACGGCAGAAAGCTTTTGCTCTGAGTTGCCTGATACATATAGGGTATCATTTAATCCCTGAGCAGCTTTAGACATACCAGTAGCCTGCTCTTTAATCATCTGAAGATGTTCAAGTAGCGGTACCGTACCTGTAGAAATTGTTTCAGGCGTTAGAGCTTGCACTGCCCCGGTTGGATTACCATTAGTTGGAATAATCTGCTTTGGCTTCATATTCTGAAGCGCAGAGAAATCAACAACATTTGGATCTGCCAACTTTGGCGAATAGTTTGTTAGGTACGTATTCTCAACAAATCCACGAAGGATTGCAGTAGATGCAAGTGTTGAGCTACGAGTAAAGTCGGCCATTGATAAACCATAAAATTCATGCGGAATATCAATTGGAACAATCGATGCTAGCGGTACCATATCACAATCTTCTTCAGAAAGAATATATGAACCTACGGTAATAAAGTGCTTTAACTCTGCAATACCATCACCGTCGCGGTCAATACGCATCCAGCATTCTGTAACAGTTACTTCACGATTAGCTTCAAGAGGAAATACAGTTTGCTGATTAGAACCTTGATAATACTCTTGACCAGTAACAAGCTTTCGCGCTGCTACGTCTTGTGAATATTTTAAAGTTCCCATCCAGCTTGCATCTTCATCAAGCTCATCCCAAGCAATAATGTTTTCCGAAGCCTCTGGCCAATACTTACGAATCTCAGACCTTGTCATATCGGTTTGAATACCAACAAAGGATGCATCATCAATTGTAATCGCATCTCTAGAAATTCTAAAGTTTTCCGGTGGAATTAATTCAAGCTTAACCCGTGAGTTGTTTACTTTCTTACGAACACGCACATCAATATAAACAAGCTCGACTTCAGGTCCAAACTCAGAGGTTTCTCCACCAACGGTTCTGTTTTCAAATTGTAGATCACCAACGATTTCCATATCATCTGCAGATAAAATTTCATCTAGCTTTGTCTGGCTAATCTCAGCGTACTCTTCAAATACATATTCGTAATCTTCGATATAACCCCAGCGGCAAACGGAATTCTTCCATAACAAAGAAGACTTCATCCACGACTGGATAAGTTCCCAACCATTATTACGTTTAAAAATACAATAGTTAACTAGTGCTGATGCATCCTTAGCGGCTTTAAATCCGCCAGGTGAATTCTCATAAGGTATAAATCGTGCTAGTTTTTGATTACTTAAAAACAAATCAGATAGAACTGCAGTATATGCTTCAACAACTTCTGTCGTTGAGGTATCTACAATTGTTGAAACACCTTGTGGAGCAAGATGTCCTGCTGGTACCCCGGCAAATTCATAGGTTGCCTTGAGTCGCTCTCGAGCAAGATCAGATGAGTTAAGCCAATCGCCTGTAGAGTTTTGTACTCCACTATCAATAAGGGCAATAAGCTGCTCATCAGTCACCGCTTCTTTATAACCTTCAGTTGCCATACCAGCTTCCTCCCGGTTTTTGTAGAAACGGCATCTTTACTTTTTCTAAATCCTTAGAAGAGTAAGCGCCTGGCTTAGGCAATTCTGCCTGGGGTTTCTTAGGTTCTTTCTGTTGGTCTTTAATAGACTCAATAAATCTAGACATATACCGCTCCTGGGTTACCTATCTGTGTCTTTTAACTTTATCTGCAATCTTTTTAGGTTGCTTGCTATGTTGCTTACCAGCTTTCATAGCTTTACGTTTTGCCCTAGTTGTTGCAGCATGTTCACTCGGCGACAGCGCTTTAACTGCCGACGATGGCATATATCTTTCGCCAGTAGCTAGTGGTCCTTGTGTAGAGGGCTTACCACTTCGGGTTCGCCATTTCTCCGAGGTCCATTTGTTCAGGCTCTTCTGTGAAGGCTTTCTTGCCATTAGTCTCTGTAGCCTCCACCGTTTTCTTTATATTGTTTAGCAAGCATCTGAGCTTTACGAGCCGACCATTGGCCTGGTCGACCGCCTTTATTACTAGCTTTAATTTTTTCAAACAGCCGCTTTCGCATTGTTGGCTTCGTATAGTTTCCTGCTTCATTAACCGCCATCTATTCATACCCCTGACCCTGCACCCTGCGTAATTCTTCCTCGAGCTCCTTAATCCGGTTCTCTCTCATTAATGCTCTACTTCGCCACATATTAGATTCTTTTGTTAAATTAATAATCTCAACTTCTTGTGGGGAAAATAAATCACCAGCGCTAGTACCGCACTTGCAGCCTACCATTTAACTTTATGGCTCCAGTACTTTGCTGAGAGTGGGCCAGCCGGCGCGCCTTGTGCATTATGCCGAGCATAGTAAGATTTCTTACGGGCTTTATCTTTTGCTGTCTTTGGATTTTTACCTGCACCAGTAACACCCTGTTGACCAAATCGTACAAGCTTTTCTTTACCACCTGAGCGAGCTAATACTGCATGGGATTTAGTTGGATGGTTTGGGGTTCGTTTCGGTTTATTATATCCAGAAAACCTTTCACCTGCTTTTTCAACTGACATCGTTTTTCTCCTGCTTATCTAAAATATCTAAGCCGTATTTTTTATTTAACCAATTGGCATATGCCTCAAACTTCTTATAACAATAGATACCGGCCTTCGTGTCTTTAAACCATCGGACAGTTGCTGCACCTAATAAGGCACCACCTATATTTGAAAGAAGCCAAAACCACATTAGATATTATCCTCCGCAGGTATAATCGAGCTATTACCAAATAAGCGAACAGCATAATATGCAGCTTTAATTTTCCATGTAGAAACCGCGGGCTCTGCATCTTTCATAGCATACAAAAAGATTTTATCTGCAGCAGCCTTAGCAGCTTTAATTTGACTACGATTTTCCTCATTAAACAAATACGATTGTTGTTGCCATCGATACTGCCTAATTGTTTTATATAGGAGATCATGAATAACAGCTGCACGAGCTACATCAAATGGTGCAATGAATGCCCAGCAAGCTCGAGGTACAGATGCCATGTCTGTTTCAAAATCAATCGGCACAGTAACAGTACCTTCCGGCGTAATAATAACACCAACACTTTTAAGTGTTTCTGTTTCTTCAGAGGTTAATTGATCGCATTGATATGATAAATCCTCTACTAATACCCACTTACGAGGTGGATGAAATGTTGCGCTTAATAACCGATTGAAAGTACCCATGGTCTTGTTCCCCTATTTTCTTAACTGGAGTTCTATATCTTTTAATTCTTTTCTTATAACGTGGTCCAGCTGGATAAGGGATGATTACCTTTTTATTTTGATCCATATATTTACTCGTTATACTAAAGGGCGGGGACAGCCTAACTGTTTCCCCGGCCTAACACCTGCCCGACAGCGGCCATATATAACGTCCTAAGGTAGCGAATCTTTGCACGAATGACGTAACTTCGGTGGTGATTAAATAAGTTGGCGGATTTATCCCCTACCTCCGCCGGGGTAGTGAGGACACGGGAACTCTAGAACCATGCAGTTTCATCTTCATACGAAAACGTAGAAGAGCGCTGTGACCATGGTACTTTGTTCATTGTCAGTTTATCATAATGGGTACGTAGTGCTTCTAATGCAATAGCCGCAGCCATTACTGTATCATCATGACAACCAGGTGCTGCCTCTGTACGACCTGAGTCTGTACTAATATAATCTTTTAATTCTTGTATCATTACTTTTGATGCAATCCAAATATCATCGTTTTCAACTGCATTCTTTAAGTTACCAATGATATGCGGCTTTGTTACCTGAGTTGTTCTAAACCCTGGCACCTGACCTTCTTCTTTTGAAATTGAAGAGATCTTTGTTTGCTTATATAGATTCACGTAATTCATTTGTGCTAATCGAGATAGCGTGGCGACGCCCATAGAATTACTCTCAACGACTAGCAACGCATTATTAAAGTATCTACCAAGATAAAACAGTAGATCTCCAAACTTGCTAGGGTCTATACGGTTATCACGATACAAAGCAATTACTTTTCTATTTATATCTAAAACTACTGCAGTCGAATAATCTTGACCGACCCCTAGGGCTACGTCAGCAGATACAATATAATTACTATCCCAATCCGGGTAACCCCATAAGTGGAGGTTTCCTTCCTTAGAAGGTTCCCAAGATGACGACATAAAATCAAAATTCATTCTTCTATCTGGTTCTACAGGTACTAGTCTAGCCGTCTTCTCCGGATTAAACACAGAAGAACCTGCAGTAATAAAAGCTTCATCAGGAGTTGCTGGGTATTCCTGGCGGAATTTAAGTTCCCCACCTTCAGCAATCTTCAACCGACGCCAGTAGAGTTGACCATCATTTAGACCAAACTGTTCTACCAGTAGATCCTCTTCCGAAGATCGTTCAAAGTTTTCCGGTGGTTCTCTCCAGTATTCTGGGGTTGAGAACCATGGAAGAAACAAAGGAAGGTATTCATTCTCGCCCGCTACAGCACCCTTCCACAATCTATAGAACTCACCTTGAGCTCCGTTAGCTGTTGACTCAATAATAACTTCTGTGCCTGGAGCTTCAGAGATACCCTGAAACAAACCCGCCAATATCTTCTCATCATGCGTCCAGAAAGCGACCTCTGAGAGATGAGCAATAGTTGGTGTAGTTCCACGTCCCGCTTCCGGTGATCCGGCTGTATACAGTCTATAAGAACCAACTGGCCTTTCACCATATGCATCTTTAGGAAAATGTGGAGCTGAGATAACAATTTCCTTAGCATTTGACTTTACCTCATTAGGTCTATACGCAGGATTCATATTCTTAATAATATTCCTGCTCATATTAAACAGGGCATCTGAAGTCGCACTATCATGCGCCATAACAACAGAACGTGCATGGGGTGTGAAGTATGTCTTCCAGAATACTCTACCAGCACAGTAAGTTGATATGCCCTGTTGCCGAGCTTTCAAGATAATAGCGCGAACCTTCCCGGTTTCAGCAAGCTGCTTATCAAGGGCTTTAGTGATTTCACTTTGACATGCATTAAAATCAAAATCAACAAAGCCAGCTCTAGCATCCTTAGTAATAATCTTAATATTATCTTTAGCAAAAGATGTGAAGTCATGCTCATAAGTCTTTAACTTCTGTCGCTTTTGCTTTTCTTCTAATAGCTTTAGAAGTTGTTTCTTATCTGTCATAGCTGTGTCCTCAACTAAATTTACTTTAAGGAGACATTTAAATTATCTTTATAATTTTTAAATTAACTGCTATAGGTGTATAACTTCCAGTAGCCCTACTAAGTTTAAATGTCCCCTTAAAGAGGGGGGACAATATCTACTATATGTATACTATAATATCTATAAGAGTCTATATGTAGTATAAGTATAGGGTGTAGGGTCTGTAAGATACAGTTAGGTGTAGAGTAGCTTAGGGATAGGATAGATTAATCTCAATATATATAGTATACCCTATATAATTTCTATACCCCCTAAATACCCAAAGCGTCTATCTACGCTTTCTCTAAGCCTTCTTCTTATCCCTAACAGCTATCTATAATAACACCGTACTTTACTTGAAGTACCACACCTTATACATACTTAAAGTAACCTAAGGGCTATCTCTAAACTCTCCTAGCAACTCACACTTCACTAACAGGAAGCTAACGCTTCCTTCTCAAAGATTCTAACATTAATCTCTAACTTCTTAAAGCGAGACTCATATCATGCACGACATTCCTAACCACATATTCACCGACACTAAAAACTTCTTTCAAATCACCGATACTAATATCCTCCAACTCATCGACAATATCACTCATCCCAACACTCCTCCATTAACCATCACACCTGGCGACGACCCATGGGACCTAATTCAAACACTCTCCCAATACTCACAATCTCAATATTCCTACAATATCGCCGAACACTTCTTCCAATCTTATCTTCATAAACATCCTCTTATACAAAAACTATTCTAACACTTAAAATAGATATATAGCGACTCAATCTATATATCTATTTTTATTGTTAACCTACAACATCCCTCATCCTTCATCCAACCTACAA